AAGCAGTGGTATCAACGCAGAGTACTATCCGGCCAAGCCAGCCAAGAAAGGCGACCCGATTGAGGACAAGCCGTGGAACTGGAATGCGACTTACTGCAAGGATTGGCGCGAGAAACAAGGCGACAAGCTCGTAGTGGCACAGAAGCACTTCACCGAGGCCGAAGACGCCGTACAACGGCTCATGGATGACAAGTGCATCGCTTCGCTAATTAGCGCGTCGGACTCTCAAGTGATGGTCACGGGAGAATACCACGATGACGCTACGGCCCTCGTGGTGCCATGCCGCGGGCTGATTGATTTGCACCCTTCAGACCCTAAGAGCAACTTCGATGACGCCTTGGCTGATCTCAAGACATGCGCCAGTGCCGAGCCTCGTCCGTGGGCGCGGGCCGTGTTCCAACGCGGCTACCACGTCCAAGCAGCGCTGTATCTGGATTTGTTCAACTGTGCCACTGGCGAGGACAGGCGTGAGTTTCTGCACGTCCTACAAGAGAACGTGAAGCCGTTCGAGACTGCACGGCGGTCACTGTCCGCCGAGTTCATCAGTATCGGCAGGGACTTCTATCGCAACGCGCTGGTACGATATTGCCAGTGTCTGAAAAGCGGTACATGGCCAGGGTATGATGACGAGAGTAGTGCCTTCCCGTGGCAGGTAGTGGACGTTGAGCCGTGGATGGTCATGTCACAGGCTTCGGAAGCATGGCGCAGTGGAGAATCAGTAAACGATAAGCTCGACCGAGTTGGGCTTTAACCAAAACGAAAGGACACCATGGAAACAGCAGCACCAGCAGAAGCAGCGACGACGAAAACACCGAAGAGCAAAACGCGCACTCGCAAGGTCGGAGGGTTGAGGGCGTTCTTTATCGATCCTGACCGGCAGAGTCTGGGATTGTTGCCGGTTGAGAACTGGCCCGATCAAGGGCCCACGACACGCCAAGGCGCTAAAGAGCAGTACCTGAAACTTAAACTCGAAGGGAAGATCTTCCTCATGCGCGATGCGGGCGCGCTCGAAGGCGTTCCCCAGACCACCATGAAGTTTAAATAGCCAACCATGTACCAATTCACCGTACCCGGCATTCCGAAGGCCCAAGCACGTCACCGGACGCGCGTGGTACAGTCTGCCGGCAAAAAGGCGTTCGCCATGAACTATGATCCGAAGGAATCCCGTAACTGGAAGAACAAAGTGGCTCTGTTTGCCTCGCAGGCTGGCATCCAGTTGATAGATGGTCCCGTGGCTTTGATCGTGGAGGCATACATGCCCCGGCCAAAGCGATTGATGCGTGTGAATGATGAGCCGGGGTGCATTCCGTGCGAGAGCAAACCGGACTGGGACAACATCGGCAAGGGCATTTCGGACGCGCTCAATGGCATCGCTTACCGGGATGACTCGCAGATATGTCACTCGCGCGTCGTGAAGATGTATCACGAGAAGCATGGTTCGCCAAGATGCCGCGTGACCCTAGCACCGGCAACCGCGCTTCTGTTACTCGAATGGACGAAGCTGCAAGAACGTATCGCCCGACTTGGATCCGCTACATTGCCCGGTGAAAAACGGTAGCCACGCTGTAAACCCAGCCAAGGCCAATCCAGTCCTCGCCATCGAATGCAGCATTGAGTGACCAGTCCTTGTCAAACTTCACCATCTGCACCATGACACCGTAGCCCTCGATGGGTACCACGGTCTTATTGTCGTTGTGGCCCGGTATTGTGAATCCCACCACGGTCTTGCTAGAGAGCGGTGCAGCCAGGCCGGTGACGGCGAACGGGTCTACCGTGAAATCGTGCGCAAAGCCATTTGTAGACGTTGAGAGGAATTGGAGGGGTTTGATGGGCAGATCGGCTCCGACCTGCCCAGAAACACCCTGAGCACCGCCCCATGCCCATTGGTATCCGAACCGAGTGAAGGCTGTGACGGCGTTCGATGTTGACGTGATCGGGGTGAAGATGTCCGCACCCCCGCCAAGACGTTGACTGGCGCGCGCGCTGGGCGAATACGAGAAATGTGCATCGTACCACGAGGCTGACGCGACGTAGTTGACTAGTTGCTGGACGCCGTTGGTAGACTGAGCGTGGCAGCACGGCGTCAGGGCGAGCACAGCGAGGACAAACAGTGAGAATCGTTTTATGGGGCTACTCCTAGATCGGCAATACGACGCCGGTTGATGGTTTACCTTCTGCGATTCGTTTCTTGTGAACAAGGTCAATGCAAGGACGTGAACAGGCCACGAACGTCTCGTCCGTATCGGGATCAGTGCGCTGGAACCAATCTCCGGGCTTGTGAAATGCGCCATTGTAACAAGATGCTGAAGCCTGCTTCCCGCAGCCATCGCAAATGATTAAGGCACTCATACCGTCTTCGCCCCCGTTGTGACCTGATTGGCGACGTTGGACTGCGCAGGCGCGGTGTTTGAGAGTCCGTCGGGTGTCTTGGCCGTGACTGCTCCTTCGGTCGAAGCCGTTGAATCTGGAGGCGGCCCGCGTAAGGCAGCGCGGTCAGCTAACGGCAGTACCTGTTTTTGCAATGAAATGTGCTCTAGCGCCCACAACAACCCGTCAACGAACTGATTTGAGCCAGCGTACTTGGCGAGCGCCTTGATCGCAAAACGAACGATAAACCACAGCAACACCGCATGAGCCGTCAGCCACGCCGCCCATTGTGTTGGAACTGGAATCGTGAAAGAGGGAATGGTGACGGTGTAGGGAACGGAGTTGGTGTTGGTGCCTTGTGCCCATAGGGGCGGGTGAACCAACAGCAAGAGAAACAGTATGAGATAACATTTGGTACTTAAACGCATCGTTCACTCTCCTTCTTTCACGTTTACTTTCCTGTCACCAGTTTCCAAATCTCCACAACCGCCACCAACAACGAGAGCGCCAGTGCGTAGTTGGCCTTGTTAGAATCCCTCTCTTTATCGTTTCGGTCAAGCCTGGATTCCGCCAGGCTCATGCGGACCACCAACCCGTTTTTGCCGTACATATCTTCCGCTTGCTGGTCAGAGTTTTTTGCCAACTGCTCAACCTGCACAACCGTCCGGGTAAAAAGGTTCTCGCCGTCATACTTGGGCATTGAGAATTCCCATGGATTCGTTGATGCGTCGGTTGACCCCGGCATTCAGTTCAGCCACTTTATCCAGACGCCCCCTTACTTGAATCTTTTGCTGTTCTGTGAGGGCAAGCACATCCAATTTCCGAACAGCTTCGATCTTGGCGTTCTCCCGCTCCCTATGCGCCACGGCCACGGCGATTGCCAGCGACAGGGTGCAGGGGGGTGATGTTGTCTTTGCTGATGTAGCCGTCGGCTTCGTTCCTGATGGCCTCTTCAGCCGTGTGTAAGTCGGCGCGAACTGATACTACAAGCAATAGCGCGGAGTCGGCGATTGCGCGGATCATCTTCACGATCTTGACCCCGGCCCCGTTGGGAAGATTCAGGTCCAGCAAAATCACATCAGGCTGGCTCTTATCGAGAAACAAAGCCGCATCACGGAGCGTGCCAACCGTATGCAGCCTGGACACCGGCCACACCGCGCACACTTGACGGCGAATCAGTTCGGCGTCGTCGTCGGAATCCTCCACGAGCAACACGGCCAGAATTGTTGTGGGTTCAATCATTAGAACCTCGGCCCATAAATTTCCCGGCGCGCCGCCCATAGGTTCGTGACCGATAGTGCGTTCGTTGACGCCCCAAGGTTCTCAATTTGAAACGGCGGGAATGGACACGTAGAACATCCACCAGTGTATCGAGCGACTCGGTTGACATCCATCGCCAGTGTGTTTGTCATGGTCTGTTGCGGCGCGTTAGCCCAGACATTACTGCCGGACACGACATCCCAGTTACCCGCCCGGAAGAGCGTATTGGTCACTTTGGGGTCTGTGTCCTGCACATCCCCCGTCGGGGGCGAGTAGGTTCCGTTCGTTCCCGCCATGCTATAAACATCGTTGCCCCCAATCGCGCCCTGATAGGGATTTGAAAAGTTGGTGACCCCGAGTATGTTTCCGAGGAAGGTCTCGTACCACGAATTTTCCATGAGCCGAACGGGCTTGAACGAACAACAGTTGCCGGGGATATTGGTGTACGCGAGGTTTTCCTGGCCCATAATCCGATTACGAAAGAGCATCCCGTACGTTTCGTACCCGTACAAGTTATAGTACTCCTTGTGGCGAACATAGTTGCCTTCAAAAAGATTGTAATTGCACTGGCCGCCATGCGCCATCAGATTCGGTGTCGGATCATCACAGCCGCACCCGGTGTTGCCCGGCGAGGCCTCTGAAAGATCATTGGTGAAATAATTGTAGTCAAACACCGAGCCGGATGTACCCACCATCAGCACCGCCCCGTAGTAGTTCGTAATCATGCAGTCTTCCATCCGAAAGGCCGACGTGTTATGTGGATACATGCAGTACTGCCCTGAATTGGATGGCTGCGGTTGGCCTGTGATTAAGCAGTGGTTGACCTCACAGTTGACCGTAAATGACGGATAAATAATCGACTGTCCGGTGCCGAAGCCCCCGCCAGAGAGCACCGTCAGGTTCTTTCCCCAGCATCGGTAAGCCCCACCAAAGCTCAACACCCTGGCCGGTTGAAATTCTCCGTTCAACGTCAGATTCTCGATACCCACGAGTGAAACGTAGCTGTTTCTGGTGGACGACGGCCACCAGATCGCGGGAACATTCCCAATCGCCCAATACGGCGAGTACAGGCCGGGGGAGATGCCGATTTGATTTGTCGCCAGGCTGGTGATCACCTTCACCTCTTGCAGGGATCGACTTCCGCAGTACCGGAAGTCCTGTCCGGATGTTCCGCCATTTGGTGCCACCACATTCACCCCGTCGTCGATTTGGTCAATGCCGATGACCATCCCCACCGCCAGCGATTGCGTCGTGGAATTTGCCGCCACATAAATGCTTGTCGTACCGGGGCCAAAGCCAGCAATCCAATTGTTGCTAAAGTTGGACTCCTGCTCGGTATAACCACTGCATGTCGCCCCGATGTAGGTCAGCGCTCCCTCAATGGAACCCACGTTGACCATCACGTCGTTGTACACCCCACTGGCGGCCGCCAAGATCACGTTGGTCGGGTCAAACCCTCGTAGCACCTCCCCTGTTTGGCGAATAAACAGCGTGCTGCTGATGCTGTAGGTGCCGTTTGAGAGCACGACCACTTGATTGCTGGGGCAAGCGTCGAGCGCTGTCTGTATCTGTGCCTCGGAAGCGCCACTCTGGATTGTCGTGTAGATCGTGCTGACCACGGGAATACCGGATGTTCCGAGTCCGGCCTGAGTCCAGTCAATGAGCCGTGACGCCACGGTTGCGTTGTTGGCGGGGAACGTCAATACGTTCGTGGTTGGTGGAGAGTAATTGGTTTGAAAGCTAAACAGAGGCGATGAAAAGCTGGTATTCTGAGCCATAGCCCCAGCCGCCAACAAAAACGAAACAGAAACGAGTCGCAGGAGTTTCATGGCGTCACCACGAGCATTCCTTTCGGCATACGGTTGGTGAACCAGGTAAATATCGAGTTGCCCAATGATACGGTGACAGCCAGTACTCCGCCGTTCGTGGAGACGGCTGCATTGTTGCTTACAAGCACGCCGCCTGCACCCAAGGCGAAACCGCCGGGCGCTTGCCAACGGGAATACAACTTTGATGGCGTTGGAATCATAATGACCGTTGACCATCCTGAAGTGGCTGTTAACGACGAATTTGTTTGAAACGAGACCGACTGCCCCCGCGCCGACTCCCATGCCGTCAGGTACATCACGACCACGAAAAAGATAAATGCCGCGATGATCCATTTCATGGATGCACCGTCAATGTCCCGGCTCCCGAGAGCACGATGGGACTCTGCCACAGTGTGTTGCTTGGCGCGGGGTTAAAATTGCTCACGTACTGAGGGCTGCCGCTGTAGCCGGTCAGGGTCATGTTGGTTGTGCCACTGCCCCCCGCCATCCAAGCGATGGTGTGATTGCCGAACTCATAAAAATAAAACGGGTACGTCACGTTGGAACTGGTGCACAACGAATTGCCCACCAGCGAGGTCACGTTGTAGAGTGCCTGACCCACAATCGACAGCGAGCCATTGGTGTATCCGCCTTCATATACCGGGCCCGGACAACTCACGTTTGCATTCCACCCATACGGGAGAATGTCCGCGCCATCCTTGCGCAACATCAGGATAGCCTTCACGTAGCTGTCAGCGTTCGTGGCGTCGGTCGTCGCGTTGCAGTAGGTGGCGATCTCCGCGAGATCCATCAGGAACGTCTTGGAACCGAGCACCGTGTAGGTCAGGTCGTATAGTTGGTCTGCCCGTGTCCCGGTCTCGTTCGGGCCTGCGTTCGGGCCGTCGGGAGGGTACTGGTTCCATTCCCCTTCGTGGAAGGCTACTGCGTCGTACCAATTCGATCCGTTGGCCCAGCCGAACCATTGCGTGGTGACGCCATAGATGCACTGGCCGAATTCGCCCATCACCAGCTCGATGTTCTTGGAGCGTGCATAAGCCACCGTGCCGCTGGCCACCATGTTGTACGGGATTGCATAGTTCGTACCCAAGTCCGGCTCCCAGCCCCATGAGAGGAATCTCACCGGATTGCCGATGCTCAGTTCGTGCGCGACCAGATTGCTCAAAACGACCGACAGCGCCGACACCTGCTCATCATACAGATCGGAACCGACAGCTTCACCGTCCGACAGGTTCTGGATGTTGGGCGCAAGGCTGTAGAACCACGCTGGCCGCAGGGTACTGTTGAGCCCCGTCGAGCTTGTGTTCGTGGTGATGGTCGATCCCGTCTGTGTCGTGTACCATCCAAACTGCAAATTAACCTTCACCGTTTGTCCGTAGGGCGCATACCAAACGAGGTTGCTCGCTATCGTCGCGTCCACGTGCGACCAGTCGTACACATTCTGCGTCGCACAACACTCACCAAGCTGGGTGAACACCAGCAATTGTCCCGGCTTCCACCCCTGGATGCGAGAGAGGTTCTGCGTCGCGATCAGTTCGCCCGCGTTCGGCTCAGCCGCCGACAATTCCAGCCATTGTGCCACAAACGGCAGATAATTCGGCGCGAACGTGAACGACGGCGGCGAGGCGTAATGCGTCAGCGTCTGGGCGCAGACCAAAGAACAAAAAAGAAAGAAAATGGCAATCCAACTCTTCATGGCCCCCCAATCACTGAACGTAATGTTCCACTGGCCGCGGTCCCTGCCGCGTTGCTAACCACCAGAGAGTCGCCGGCATTGACGCGGAGGGTGAGCGTTGGCGACACACTTTCGGCGATGCTACCCAAGGCGAACGTGTTGGTTAACTGAAGTGTCTGGTCTATCAACCAGTTTGTCACGGCTCCTGTCGCCGCTGAGACAAGGGCAACTTGCGCATAAATAGTAGCGGTTTGGGGCCCGTTCGTAAAGACAGCATTGTACGCAACACCAGAGAAGTTGGTTATTGTGCTGGCCGATGAATTCCCCAAGTAGCCCACACCCGGCACGCCCGGCCCCTGCACATAGGTGAAACCAGGCGCAGCCGTGCCGGCATTGGTAAAGATCAACACCCCGTAAGGCACCCCACCCCATGATCCACTTATCGTACCGTTGTTGGGAGCGATTTCTTGGGTGGTGTTGAACTGGAACGAAGCGCCCCCAACAGATTGAGCGCCAAGATAGTCCGGCCCCCAAAGAATCGCGTCCGCCAAGTTGGTGATCGTCAGGACGCCCCCGTTCCCATTCAGCGTCACGGGACCGAACACGTTGAGGCCATTGTTTGCGGTCAGAAGAGTATTGACCGTCCAATTCGTGCTTCCCGACCAGCCGTTCGTGAGCACCCCCTCCGATCCCAACGAAAAAGCCGTGGCTCCCGTAGTGTCCACAAATAGAACTATGTTTGAAACGCCCGGTGGCCCGTTGGTTTGAGCCACGAGCGTCACGCCCACTCCATTGCTGCCCGTCACCGAGATCGAGTTGGTACCGATGATCGCCCCGCTCGATTGACCGAGGGGAACGTTGGACAGAACGATGCTTGCGACTTGGTTGGTGCCGACATTGAGCAACTGCCCAGCGAGCAGCGGAGTCCCCGCTGGCGCGTTGCTACCAACGACGCTCGTGATGAAAGGGTAGCCGTTGGTGCTTGTCGGCGGGGGCGCGTTGCTGCCCACCCCATACACACCGCCGCCGAGATTGGTCACGAGGCCGACGCTCCCAACGACATTGCTCAGACTCCCGACAAGACCATTGGTCGAGCTTCCACCGCCTGAAGAGATACTAATGCTGGCCGCATTCTGCACTGTCTGCGTCGTGATCCCGTTGATGATCGTAAAACCACCGTTGGTTACACCGTTCAGCCCCACCCACGAGGTCACGTTGCTACCGTTGGTATCGGTCAGGATAAATCCGTTCATCGCCACAAATGGTCCTATCAGCGGAAGTCCCGTCACCAAGTCTCGACAGCTCTGACACCAAGCGTTTACGCCATTTGTGTATCCCTCAATCGTCACGCCGTCCGCCTGCATTGTGTTGTTGGCGTCGTTGGTTAGAATTGATGTGGTGTAACCCGTCGAGATATTCCCGCCCTTGACCAGCGGATGCCGGGGATCGTTCTGGTTAAGCTGATTACACCACTGATCGTTCGCGCCGGTGTTGAACATGGCGTCATTCTGAAATAGCGCATCGAAAGCCGATTGAATCGTGATCGTTGTCAGGGAGAAGGAGTCCTTCACCCACCAATGCCCTTGGTAAGCCACGGAAGAAGCATTCGCGGCCCAGATGTTCCCATAAACTCGGGCGTGCTGTACCACACGAGGATCGGAATCACCTGCGTCGTAAGGCATAGTGGCTGACAGGGCAATGCCATTGGTCGCGGTGGTCTCGAATCTTCCGCCGTCGATGGCCGAGAGGCGCGTCTGCGGGTCATCCAAAATGCCGGTCGGACCGTAATTGTGGATGGCGTCTTGCACGCAAAAGTTCGTGCAGAGCATATCAGCGTCCTGGAGATAACCACCCACCAGCCTCCACACCCCCACCCACCCGCGAATCTGTGTTCGGTACATATCGTCCCAAAACGTCCCGATCGTCACGCTGTTGGCGTTGGTGTTGTCAAAGATGTCGTCTCGAAAATACGTCTTCGGCGAGTACGTTGCCTCCTGCAGCACCGGGTTGGTGTTCCCAGTCGCCGCCCGGAATGACAAGTTGGCAACCTCGACGTTCGTGACCGAGACCGGAAACGCCAAGCCGTAGCAGGCCACGCTGACGGCATTCGTAATCAAATAATTACCAACCTGCCAGTTTGCTATGTTCGTGTAAAAATTCTTTAGAGACACCGGGCTGATGTTCGCCCCCAGATAAATGAGCGGGCCATTGTTGCTCAGAACGGTGAACCCATTGCCGGTGCCAAAAGTCACCGGGTAATTTGAATTCAAGTACAGCCACGCCCCGTTGGTGATAGCAGGATCGACCGTGCCGGTGATGTTGCTCAATACGTTGTTAGGCTCACTGCTCAACCTTCCGAGTGTTGCCGCACCCGCCGAAAACTGATTACTGAACGCCGCATCCGCATAGGGATAATTCGTCACAAACTCGATCTTGCTGGCGTTGCCGTAGCCGTATAATGAGAGATGAGAGTTGGTCATCGCCAGCCCAGACTCGCGATACAACCCGGCGTGCACAAACACCGCCGCCGGATTCGATGCCGAGAGAGTGAAGTGAGACGCGGCATACTTGATCCCGTTGCTCACCGTGCCAAACGGAAGCGCTAGGCTCCCGTTTGCAATCGCATCATTGCCCGCCATCGTGACATTGACGATGTTGGTGTCCGCCGAGCCCAGCACGACGCCGTTGCTGGCAAACGTCGAGAGATTGTTGTTCACGACATTGATCACGGCCTGCGTCGTCAAAATTCCGCCGTTGACCGAGATCGTGAACGTGTTCCCAAGCTGGTTGATCGTGACGTTCGGTCCTCCGATGGGCGTCACGCTCCCGTTCGTCATTGCCCCGCCTTCCGAAACCGCCTGATTCCAACTCGCTGCGGTCTGGCCTCCAAGCGCGAGCGTGTCCAAAACTGATAATCCGTCCACCGATTCGCTCCCGTTCACTTCAAACACGGTGCCGTTGAAAACGCTCAGAAGAAGGTTCCCTGAGCTGTAGTTAAGCTCACCCTCCAGCAGGGTTCCAGAATTGTTGAAAAACTGGAGTCCATACCCGTTCACAAATCCAATGCTGCCCATCCCCAAAATCGAATTGGTCCCCGCATTGTTCCCGTTTCCCAGCACCTGGCTGAAGTTCAGCGAGTTCCCCGCCGCCGTCAGCGTGCAGTTGCCGCTAATGCACGTGATCCCCAGGTTCGCCCCCACATTGATGCCGTGCACGATGTTCTCGGTCAGCGCGTTGCCGTCGCCGTTAACCAAGGCGAATAACACGCTCCCGTTACTTACGCTGCCGGACAGATTTCCCATACCGTTGGTTGACAAGTTGATATTGGCATCGCCGGATGCATAAGTTAATCCGCCAGTGAATACTCCTGAGCCGGCTGCGATGACGCCGGGTGCCCATAGGTGTTGATGTCATTTGCGAGCCTTGTGAAGGTGTTCGTTGCTTGCGGAGGAGGTAGATTGCTACCTGGTATTTGAATTGGTTGCAACGGCCCAAATGTCCCATTGGTCAAAATGACCTGAGTAGCCCAGCCGGAGAAGTCGTTGCTGGGAGTGAAGCTCACCCCCACGCCTCCGTTAAATGTGACTACATTGTTACTGATTGTCGGCAGCACGCCAACCCCAAACGAAATGCTCACAGCCGAATTGTATAGATTCGTCGCGGCCTGAGCGGTCGTGTTCGTGATCTGCATTTGCAGACTGGTGAGATTCGCATTGGTCGTCCACGACCGGGTTGAGCCGTTCAGCGTGTAGGTCGCATTGGTGAGCGCGCCGGGCGCATTCGTGACGGTCACAACGACATTGTAGGTGGCAGAAAAGCTTGACGGGAGAAACCCCATCACCATCACCGCTAAAATCAGAAACAGTTTCTTCATGGCTCCTTGGGCCGTTAGGCACTATACGGATTTACCAGCGTCGTTTGCAAGAATGGATTTCCAGAACCGTCAACTCCACACTGAACGATGACCGCTTTCGTTCCATCTGCGCTGACAAGCGTAAAACTTTGTCCCGGCAGTCCGATAAACGGAACGTAAGTCGCCGACGCCTGTTGTTGAGTCAATACAGGATTCCCGCCGGGGCCGGGTGCTACTGCCGCACCAGTATTCAACTCATTGGAAAGGTAGAACGGGAATCGCACCGAGAGAATCTGGTTGCCAGTCGAGTTGACGGCATCCCATACACGAAGTTCAAAAAGGCTGTTGGCAAGATCGGCATCATTGCCGAGCTTTGTGAGTGCGTTGGCCTGATTGCCATTAAGTCGCACCGAGAATTGACCGAGCAGTGGATTTGCGTTTCCACCGCCCGGCCAATCCCCAGCTACGTTGATAGCTGTCGAATCTTGTGAAAGAGCCAGATTGTTAGGGTCATTGTAAACATCGTCCACAGAACAGTCCGCACTCGCCACATTAGCGAACACCGCCGGGGTGTTCACGCTGCCATTGTAAAACGTAATCAGCAAAAGTGTGTTCTGTTGGTACGCTACTCCGTATGCCTCGCTCAGACTTTGACGGGCGGCGCCGGTGATCGGATCGTAGAAAATTCCTAAAATCAAATCGTAGTGGATCGTCTGAATTGTAGAATTGAAAGCCATCAGCTATACCTCACAACTGTCCAGTTGAAATTCAGAGCAGTTCCCGTCCCCGGCTGATTCGGCACGCTCACCGTCACTTGCCCCGGTGTGTTGTAATCCGCCACGGCTATCTGCGGAGTCGGAGTTCCTGTTGACGGCAAATATCCGATGCTGATTTGCCCCGTCGTCGTCATGTACGGAATCGCAATCGTGAATGAAGTGGCTGAGCCGGATATGCTGAATGTCCCGGAAGGGAGCGGATTATACGAGCCGCCGCCCGGACTGCTGGCACTTCCGAGCGCGACCGTCGTATAAACTCCAACAATGAATCCAAGATACCCGGCTCCCAGCGTCCAAGAATTGTTGTTGTTATCGATCAAGGAAATCTCGCCAACAAACGCCTGACGCGGTGGATAAGTAAATTGAGAACCATTCGCATTGACGAAAAACGGTACGACCATTCCCGCGAGCGTAACCCGGCCAAGAGTAGGATTGTGCCAAGGCGTATCCGTAGGATCAAATCCTGCGCTCTGAAAATCATAAGGCATCTCGGTTGATGTGGCGTAGTTGCGCCATTGTTTCAAGGTGAATTCCGCGTTGACTTCGGTGGTGAGTGGGTATTGCCATTGTGATGTTGGAAATCCGTTGCCATCAATGCGAGCTACACCTGCTGTTACGGCCAATCGAATACGGACCAGATCAAGAATGGGGATTTCAATTCCCCGAACTTTCGCGGGCACCGGACACGTCGGATCAAAGTAGTTTTGATTCGTCGCGTTGTAGTACAGCGTCCGCGTTTGGCCGATGTTGCTCATGGATTTAATGCGCTATCGCAGCAGCCCGAAATTCGTTCCGCGCCTATCGGCCAAGCCTTCGTTGCACGTTCTTCAATCTCCCGTCGTTCACGTTCAGAGGTGACAGACTTTAGCGTCACGCCAAATGGACAATGTGCGCAATCATGGCGTGTGCTGGCCTGCCATTCAGGATGCGTCAGACCCCATCCGCAATGTATTCGGCTCTGGCATACGCCATCTTCACGGACATGTATCGACATACTCAATTGTTGCTGAGCCTCCGGTTGTGAGAAGATTAACGTTTCCATAAAACGGTGTCACGTTGTCAATGGTTATTGGATGTGTGATCGGAGAAGGTATGGCTGTGGCCCCAAGAAAAACGTATCCGAGCGGCGCTAGATTGAGAGTGAGGGATACCGTAAAAGGTGGTGTCACGCTTCCAAAAACACCATCCGTTTGTGTAAAGGCCGTGTTGTTGAATACGGCAATTCCATCATATTGAGTTTCTGCTGGCCCAGATACCAAGCCCGTGGTGCAATTGACGGAAGTAAACGCGGAGTATTTTGCCTTTCCAAACGGCGTTCCGTCTGCACCTGGTGTTCTGATAGGCGGTGGTACATATTCGCAAAATGAACCACTGCCAAATACATTGATAAAACAATAGACCCCATTCAAATCAGGTCCATCCGCTTCGTAACTAAGACTATTGACCGAGCCAAGTGTGTAGCGTATGCAACTCGCATAGACAACACCCGATATGGTAATCTTCCAAAATGAAGCGTTGCAAGGCGTAAGACAACAGCAAAGATCGGTGCTTCCGGCCACAACCATACCGTTAGATTTAACACGGATGGCACCATTTCCGCTGCCAACTTGAATATTGTTTCCAGACATCAACAGTTCACTTGAGTTGCCAATTCGTTTACTGTGGCAAGATTGAGTTGTCCAACATTGTCGTAAAAAGCCATGCCATTTGTTCCTGCTGTGCACGTGCATTTTATAATGCGCGCGGGGCTGAGTAGTGGGCTAAGTGGGGCCGGAGCTATATTAACTCCCGTCAAATCCTGAATAGTATAGGTAAATGAACAATAATCTGTAGAGCTTCCGGCGGTTCCACCCGATTGCGTGACATATACCGGAAAACACGGAGCATCCAATGTAATATTTTCCGTTACTATCTGATTGTAGTTTTCTACAACCCCGGCCGGCCAAGGGGGCGTAGACCCCGCTGGCGTGGGGTCGGCCCCTACCGTTACATACCCAATAAGAAAATACCAATACTGCGTATCCGCTCTTACCCCCAAAGAGCCGACATTTCCCTGCAACCCGAACGTACTTCCATCCGAAATGATTGTAATAGTGCTGAAAAAATTAGCACCCCCCAAGGTCATCTTGAGATAAAACTCTGCGGTACTACTTGCTGGAACAACAAACAGATTTGATGGAGTGCCATCACCAACATCATCGTTATTTGAAATAATTGGAAGGTGATATGGCGGCCACACCGTTCCGGTATGCACGACGAATGTGCGCCACCAGCTTGCGCCTGTTGTATCATCAATTCCAGAGCCAGCCAGTTGTGACGCTGGATAGATTTGAAATGGGTCAAGACCCGATGCCGCAACGCCACCAACACCGCTACTCCACCGGGGCACACTCTTCCCACGCTGCCCGATCCTGCCACCATACCGTTGCACCTTCCGCACGGTATCCAACACCTCAAATCCCGTGCGCATGTCGAACACCACGGGCTGGCCCGGTGCCGTCTCTGGTGCGGTTGTCGAGTTATCATTCAAGAAGTAACGGACTCCAATCGGCTGTCGGGTGCATTTTCAGTGTGAGATAGTCTGGAGGCGTCTGCGGAACGGTGCTGAATCCCGTCCATGGTGTTCCATCTTTCATAATCACACGAGGCACCGGAGAGGGAACATAAGTTTGCGGTGTTGTCACCTGATCGCTCGGAACGGTGTAAAGTACTTTGCTGCTTGGGGTGTTTGCAGTCTTGTAATAATGAAAACTCGTGCAAAGCCAGTTCTGAAACAAGATTGGCATCTCGCTTTCGACTTCGATCTCGTACCTGGTTTCCCAGTAATACGTACCATCGACCGCCCACACCCTTCCTCGTGCCGTGGCCGCATGAAGCAATCCTTTCTGAGCGGGAATTACAGTCCCTCGTATCATCACATCCGCAATGTTGACCGTCCCCTCAAGCTGTGCGTTTACATCTGGATCGATCTGTCCATCCGTAAAGAATTTGGAAAATGTGATTAGGATATTGTGATACTCGGAATCCAAAGATGGATCGAATGGCTCGCCAATGAAGTTCACAACTTGTTGAGGCATTCCGGCTGGATCGTCTGCCGTTGAAAAATCATATTGCATGGCCTTCTTGTACCGAACAACATCGTAATCAACCAAAGGCTGTTGATTCCACGGCTCGTTGTTGCCCGGTAGCACCAGTGTTGAGAAGGCATAGTTCGCAATGACGGTGAAGTTCTTCCCGCTAACACCATTCATTTGCGGGGTTAGGGAAAAGCAAATGTGCGAAGTGCCGGGGTAATAAGAACCAAGTTGTGGAATCCCGTTGGCCTGTACCGCCGCATCTGGATTCTCAAAGGATGGTTCTTTGAAAACAACAGTGAATTTCCGATAACGCGAATTCCTGTCGTGTGCCATCGCCCAGACAAGCCCCGCATCGACCTCTTCCGTGACCTGTATTGGAACGGGTAAGGCCATATCAGGATGCGCCGGTTAGTGAGAGGATTTGTACGCCAGTAGCCCGCTGGACGAGTTGCTGCAAAAGCGCATTGGTCTTGGCCTGTTCGGTCGCTGCCTTGCTTTCGGCGGTCATAGGTGCTCGGTAAGAGGATGCCATGCGAGCCTCGTACTCTTGTGCCGAACCCTGCATCAATGCCGATTGATAATGCGGCTTCGATTCAAAACGAGCGACTTCTTTTGCGGCCTCTTCTTGTGCGCGAATTTGTTGCTCGGCTTTCGCCGCAAGACCTTCCACAAATCGAACGCGGCCAGCCGTGTCTAATCCTTCCGCGTTGCCCCACCCAGCAGGATTCTTGACCATCTGCATATATAAATTAGCCGCAAGATCGGTTTGACCAAGAGCACCAGCAACCATCTGACGCTCCTTCATTTCATCAGCCGCATGTTGCAGGGCGCGATATTTTTCATGCACCTTTTCCAACATATCGGCATGCTGACGTTCGGCTTCTTTCACACCCTCAATCGCCGCTTTCTGTTCGGAAAGGTATTCGTTGTAGACCTTCGTATACCCTGCCGCCGTTAAAGAATGTTGCTCGGCATATTTGTAAGTCTCAGCCTCCGCATTTTTCTCGGGAGAGTTTTCCGTGCGGGCCAGTTCGATACCCTCTTTTGCCCGCCGAGCCCTATCCCGCTCAATCGCCCGGTCTTTTTCCTCGTCATCCACATACCCGGAAACATGCGGGCTGGACTCAAGCCCGAAACCTTGAAGCAAATTATGCCACAACCCCTGTGGGCGTTGCCCGGCTTTCTCCCAAAGCTCGTCCGTTTCCTTGGAAAGCTCTTTGGCCTTGTCAATCACAAAGGCAATACCAATAGCAGCCCCGGCAAACACCGCCGTGTCCCCGATGGCACCGGCAAACTTAGACCAGCTACCCTCCGCCGTCTCCGTGGCCTCAGTGATGCCCCTAATGAGCATAAAAACCTCTCTATTTGCCCCGCCAAGCTGTCCAAATGCCCTGGCCAGGTGGTTTATGCCCATGCCTCCCCTCTCGCCAGCATCGCCTATCTGACGTGATGCCGCCGCCACACGTTGCAAATCGGCGGCAGCGGTAGCCGTCCCCTTGGTGCTGACATCGATTTCGGTTGCGAGTGAATACCCCATGTCAATTCTTCGGTTGGCCCCATTTCAGAGCCGGTGAGATAGCCTCTTGCGGTGCTTCGATTCCTTTGAGTGCGGTCATGTGTCGCATCAATGCCTCAAATAAATAATCCAGCCGCATTCCTACGTCCGGCTCTCCCAACATGTACCCTCGCCATTTTGCAAAGAGCCATGGCGGGGTTCTCAGCTTGAAGTTTTCAATGTCTGACTCTCCGCATTGCCAAGCGAGACGGAACCAGTCGCGCTCAACGGCGTCTTGGGAAAATTTGCTCGAGCTTCCGCCACGGCCTCCGCTGATAGCCCGTTAATTTTGATCGCTTCGTACCAGATCGAATTGATCGTAAGAATCTTCACATTCTCAGCGATGGTCGGAACCTGGCCCTCGTTGAAAATGAGCTTACCATTTTCATCGCACCAGACAAGCTGGACGAGTTTGGCCCGGTAAAAGTGAGGGTTGAGCGCGATGCCTTTCGCATCCAGCACGTCTTCCCGCTGTTGGTATCTCGCCCATGCGGAAAAGTCCGAGCCAGACATGACCAAAATATAGCCATCCCCGAACTGTTCGTCGCCCGTTGAAAACGGGACGGCCTTCCGCGTTGATCCTGCAAGAATTTCTTCGGCGGTCTTCTGCATGATGACCTTTCTACGGCGATGTGAATGAGCCGGGGTTATTGAGTAATTTGATTCGCACTTCCCGAATCGTGGCTGAACCGCGCTTCACCTTGCCCAAGCTGTCAGAAATTACATAACAGTTGTTCGTGCCACCTACCCACGTAAACCCGGCGAATCCGGTGGCCGTAACGGGCGGGGCAACAAACGTGAGGGCGCTCAGTGTGGTATCCGTCAATGAGACGGTCGCCAGCGCCCCGACAAGCTCCGGGCCTATCGGAATCTGAAACATTGGCTCACCGTACCCGGCGATACCGTCCGGCAACACCTGCAATCCCAAAAATGTGAATACATCAATCGTGCGCGCCGTGTAATCGGGCAAGTCGAACCCCTGCGCATTGGTGTAGGTTGTGGAATTTACTAGGATCGTGCCCTTATACCCGGTGCTGTAGGAATTGGCGGTTGACATAGCTCTCCTTTACGGCAGGGAAACCAATTCTCCCATACCCTGTTCAAATGAAATTGTAACCGTCATCCCCGCATCATAAAGCGGATGAATCGGCGTTATCATGTAGTTCGCCTTTCGAATCAAGTGCGGCCCGAACGTGTTGTAAATCGTCCCTAAAATCAGTTGACCAAGGGCGTCTACTTGGGCCAGTCCGTTGCAGGTTACTAATGGCCCGTTTGGTCCGGGTGTTGTGGTTTTTTGGTTATTGAAGACACCCCAATCAACATCGATCACCGGCTCACGAATCTCAGACCCATCACCGAACCCAACGTCGTATGAAGCCGCGGCTGGTGATACGACACAGTAGGGGGCCTCTGGATCACGAGGAGGATTGGCGTAGTCTATTCCAATGTAGAAAGCACCCCACGCCGCAGTACCAAATTCCGATTCCAGAAATGCAAGTGTAGCCGGGTCGTTTTGTATTGCCGTAGCAGCCTGAGTAATAACATCGTTGATTGCTAGTACGGTGCTCATCCTGTCACCCGTTTAAGTTTTCTTTCTAATCGTCCCGCAATGTTGTGGATGATGTAGTCCTGAGCCTCTTTGCTGAATCCTTCGGCATACGGCGCAACATCATCTCTCGCCGGCTTCGGAGTGAACGTCGTCGGCTGCCGGAACTTGTCTCCCAGAGTGATGCGGAGCATGGCGTGCTGGCCCCGTGTCAATCTTTCGCCACCCATGGCCTTCTGGAATCTCATGGCCGATTTCGGTGAACCCTCAAAAATGTTTCCCAAAAAACCCACCTTCAAAACGTCCTGACCGATTTGGTATTCCTCCAACTCCGGCAATCTTCCACCATAACCCTTGTTCCATTTCAGTTTATTGGTGAACGCCTTCCCGATTCGGCTCTTGCTGGAGCCTCCCGTCATGCGAAAGGAACGACGGGCGGCAAGTAACTCTGCCCGTCCAGCGGCCTTTAACGCCAACGTAATCGGATCGAGTGCAGCAAGATTTCCAGTGGCCGTTTTTCCAGACCGTAAATCCGATCCCATTCTCTTCCGCCAACGCGACCCCAAATCCATTAACGCACCCCGATAATCTTGCGGGAATTTATCCGCCAGATCGGACAAGGTGAGCGAAACATCTTCTGTGACCTTGATGCTCATGCAGTCTTTTTCGCTGCCTCTTCTTGTTCCGCCTGTTTCGCTTTCTCACCCCATTGACCCGGCCTGCTCATAGGTGAATCCTTCCACGCTTGCGCATGAACTTGCGCTTCGACGTACAGAGGATATTTCTTGCGTACTTCAGCCTTGGCGGATTCCCATTCAGGATGTTTGATCTTGTTAGGCATGGGGACGTTTCGCCTGACGTGATAGGGCCTTGATGATGAACATGTCACCGGAAGGATCAAATGCCTCGACGCGGAACGTCTCGCCGTTCACCGTATACTCGTCGCCACCGGAAGGTTCTGACCCAACTCCAAACAATGTCTCGTAGTCAAATATCAAACACCCGAACGTGACCCATCTTCCACCGCGTTTGATAAGCTCCCCGTCCCGTATCGGGTCGAGTCCAACCCGGAAACCAATGACGTTTATCGTGGATGGTTGCACATCATCGTTGCCAAGATTGGCCTGTAACTGAACGTAGGCAACACCTGAATCCTGCAAGTTTTCCTGCCGGAAAAAGGTGTCGTTTGCGAACATACTGGAGTCCATCGGCTTGACCATTACCGATCCTCAAGCGCGTTGACCGTATTTGTCATCACCGAAATGGTGTTCGTGCTCACGGCCACACAGTTACTTGTGACCTGCCAATATGCACCGTGCATCAAGTTTGTTTGCCATAACAAAATTGTTTTCGCCGCGTTGGTGGCCGCACCAATGTTGTTTGTCTGTAGAAGGGTACTTCCTGTGAATTGATCAACCCAGATAACACATTCATTCGTAAGGCCCGCCGGGATTTTTATGGCAATTTGTCGAAAGTATCCGGATTCACTGACATTGTTGGATATGATAGCCGACGTGTTCGTGTTCGCCACCGGATAGGTGCTCTCCTGATTCAGCCACCCAGCTGAAAGTAAACCTCCAAGGCAAACGATGATTGCGAAGCTTCGCCGCATGGCTATTTCTTCGGCGCGGGTACTTCCGCCTTCGCTGGTGCATCCTTGGGCCATAGCGTTGGATCGGAGAAGTGGTCTTCGGCTACCCAGCGCTCAACATCCTTGTTGACGCCGATCTTTTTGCCATTGATTCGATCAAATGTATCCTCATCGAATTTGATCTTGTGCCACTGACGGCCCGGATTGGTAACGGTGCCGTCCGCCTGAACGACACGCCCACGAAACTCCGATACCCCAGTAGCTACGCCGACAAGTCCGTTAATCCCATGAATGATTTTTGTGCCTGCTGCTAAGTCCATTTCTTCCTCTGCCTTTCTATCCGGTTATTCGGATGGTTAATTCGTGCGCGTCAACCCAATCAATCGCAGAATCGCTGCGAGATTGCTGACCTCGGTTGATACCTGCGCCGCTGGATAATTTGTGAAGAACTGCTGTGGAACGGGAGCCGTTCCCATGAACGATATTTGACCGTTCGTGTTGCCGTACACCCATCCCATGCCATCTGGATAATACGGGATGTTGGCCACAACGGTGGTGTCGGTATTCGTCGTGATAACGCCCGTTGCGAGATTACTCAGTATGCTCTGCGTCTGCACGGTCAGTTGAGTTTGAGAATTGCCGGAGACGAACCACACATTTGTCCCGATATTCGTGGTCGTGCCTACCACGTTCGACCAGATATTGGTGATCGATGCGCCCGGCGCTTTCAACGGAGTCAACGCAATCACCAACGCGCCAAATACCAAAACCGACATGATTGCTAGAAATCTTTTGTTCATCTTATTTTCCTTTTCCTTGTGCGGCGGCTCCCGCATTTCAGGAGCCGCCGGCATTGTCAATCATTCGGTTTAATTGCCGTCGAGCGAGAGCGCGATACCGTAGTTGGCGTTGTAGATCAACGCCTGATCGTAAACCACGGTATCGAGCACGTTGTTACGGACGGTCGGGTCGTACAACATTTCAATCGTCTTGGATTGCATCATGCCGTCCGCTCCGACGAAGTTGTAAACCAATCGGCGTCCAACCTGAATCGTGCCAATCGGATCGGAGCCGGGATCTGGTATCACGTAAACGAAAATCCGGTCTGCCGCCCAAATCACGGTATCCGTCTTGGCCTCGTACACATCCTGCGCCTCGAATATGGCCGCAAGCTGTTGGCCGCTGATCGAACGAACCGAATCCGTGGGAGACAACACAATGCCCGTGGCCTTCATGCGATCGATCACGGTTGGGTTGGCTCGCAGTTGGTTGATCGCCTGAACTCCGCCGGCAATCGCAACCGGGCCGTAGGCCGAGAGTTGCTGGGAGGCCGCCAAGACTCCGCCAAATATGTCCGCTGAAACATTTGTGCAACTGGCAGCGGCGATACCCGCTGTGGCGTTGTAAACAATCGTCTCAATCTTGTCGTTGACCTGTTTCGTACCCGTCCAAGATAAGACGGCCTCATATTCGGAATCGCTTCCGAACATGGTGCGCTCGGACTCGTCAATCGTCATGCGCTTCAGCCGTTCCGTTACAGAGAATGACACGAGGTTGCTGGTCAGTGCGCCAACATTCGTGATCGTTCCACCGGGGGCACGGCCCGTCTGCGCCGAGCCACTCGTGACCGGCGTAGCCGCATTACGGCTGCCGGATTTCTGCAAGACCGTCAACGGAGGCAACACGTAATCGTGGATGTATCCACGCGGATTGCTAGGCAGCGCCAACAGGTCATTTCGTACAATTACTCCTACAATCGGGTCCATAATTTTCCTTTGTGTCGTCGCGAATCTGGATTACTTCGCTTTGCCGTCTTTATAGTGATGGATGCGGGATGCCTGCAACTTGGGAAACTTCTTCGATGTGATGCCCAGGATTTGCCCATAGGTCTTACCGGGGTTTTCCTTTCGGCATTGCTCAAAAGCTTCCTCCCAGTTGGCCGCGCCACCCTCGCCGGGCTTTCCAGCTTGCGGTATCGGCGGCGCACCTGCATTACCCATCTTATCGAGACGACTCTGTAGCTCGGCGGACTTTTGCTGTTCCTTTTCCAGATCGGACATGGCTGCGTTCAGTTTCTTTTGAAACTCAGCGGCAGCATCAACGGCCAACTTATGGGCCTCCGCATTAACTGAGAGTGTGGGGTCAACGGCTGGGGGAGCCTCGCCCGAAATTTTGGGTTGCGACATTTTCTTGCCGGTCTCGCGATGGATGGATGCCTTGCAATTGGGACATTCGAACCCGTCGCCGTCACCATCTGTTTTCTCAGGTGGTTCGACTTCCTTGCTGCAAGACTCACAATAAACTGTCAGCTTCGTAGGTGTGTCGGACATTTCTTCGATCTCCTTTTCAGGCGGTTGCGGCGGCGTAGTAACCGCCAAGCTTAAAATGTTTTTTGGAGGCTGCGCGAGCGTAGCGGCCAGCGACGCTTCGGTTGTCTCGGTGCTGTCGTCGGCGCCCTCTTTGCAAATGGCAACGGCTCGCAACGGCCAATTCTGGACGACCAAACATGGGCCATCGGCCTTTTGACCGTTCACTGGCACGCTCATGCCCTCCGGGATTTCCATCACGTCATAATCACCGGAAAAATCAATCGAGCCTTCCTGCGGAATCCCGTTTTGCAAGTTGTAGGCGATCCGGTTGGAGTCATGCGTCGGGTCTTTGTCGTTGGGGATAACAACCCCGTCTACTTCAAGCCCGTATTCACTTTGGCGCGGATACCCATATCCGATCTCAGTCCCGTGCGTGTCGTCAATCGCAACTTTCTTTTTCGAGCGCATGGAACCGAGGTCGTGATAGACTTTTCCCCAGTAAGGATGGTCGATGGGGCCTCGTTGCCTGGCTTTGATGTTGACCTTGATCGACTTGGCATCTTTCCCGTTCCCTTCTTCAGCTAAAAGTGTGGTTGCACCAAGAACGCGCATGGCGGACATGGGCGGACGTTCACCGGCCTTTAATCTGGCAACCACTTCGGTTGTACTCGGTATTTTCATTGCGCTGTTTTGACTGGAACCTTTTCTGGCTCTTCTTCCGTGTCAGACTGGCCGGTGAGCTTGATCGTGACCGTTCCAAGATTTATTGGAACGCCTTTCTTTTCCGCGTAAGCAAGTTGATCCGCCGTTCGGTCAATCACGTCGAACCATGACCCGCCACCCCCGCCAGTCATCTCGTCATGGGCCTGCTCGAAATCCATCAATCTCGCATTCAATTTGGTCACAACTGAGGGCAACTCCTTGGACGGATCAAGAATAGAAGTGGCCCTCGGCACGAGTGCAAACGGCAACGTGTCCACCGTGAATTTACCAGACCACATCGGCATGTCGCCGGATGAAATCCCCCAGCGCATCCGATGTTTGATTGCCTTGCGCCAACCCCGTGCGTTTTTCTTACGCTTCGGATAACAGGAATTATTGTACTGCGTCGAGTCGGCCTTCATGCTGCTGTAGTTGGCCGACTCAGAATCCAGAAATGAGTATGGGATGTCCCGCACCAACAGAATATCCCGACAAACCTTTTTGCAAAACACCACAAACTCGTTTGAGGGCGTTTTGCTCTCGAGAAATTCGTACTTCTCACCCTTTTCCCCGGTAATCATCATTCCGCTACGAATTTCCGATAATGGCGGAGGTTGAGGGACCGGCATATTACTTTGATCCGCTGGTTCCGCCTCTTCCGCGTAGGGAAACCCACCGATACCGGATCGTGCCGGGAAATCAGCACCGCCTTTTGTCTCATTGTCGATATAGCGAGCCACGACAAACATGGCGTGTAGCTTCGCTTTCATCAGATTGTAGTCGTCGGCGCTGGAATAGTCCCGGCACTTGTCAAGAGCGGCCAAGATGGGAGATTCCCAAAGAGTGTCAGCCGCCCGCATCGTCTCCCCATCCAGAATGCACTCGTCATGGAAGGCTAAATAGCGATGTTTCAGAGTACCGGATGTTTCTCCGGTAGCTACCGCCACCCAATCAATCGCGTTGTTTTCATCGAGGACGACACCGTTCTTGTTGATCTTGACGTCATATCGCTTCTCATCCTCCTCACAACCCGAACCGCGGGCTATATTCCAGGCCTCAAAAAGCTGCAATCGGCCCTTCTTGGACTTCAACACAAGCGAATACCCATCGTAAATTCTCAGGCAAGCCCACAATCCCATCAGTTCCTCGAAAGAGAGTCGGCGCTGAACATCGATCACTTCAGGATCGGTCTGTAGCTCCCACCATTCACGCAATTCCCGGTCGTAAACTACGTCTCCAGTACGAGGTGAGAAAGCAAACTGACTCGTGTACATCAAATCCATACGGACAAGCCAGCCAAGCAACGTAAGATTCTGGTCGATGTCCCGGACAGTGTTCCACGCCAGTTGACGGCGTTGAGAGATAAGCTCCCGGTCCATCGTGTAGACGACCGGATTGATCGGCATTCGGGATGGATGCCAGAGCAGTCCCTTGATCGTTTGCTGAGAATCAGCCCGGCCACCAACAGTAGTGCTTGAAGGTTGCGGCCGGGCTGATGGCGTCTGGCTGGGAACCAGAGAGAGGAAATTCTTTGCGCGATCGAGAAGGTTCATCGGACAAAGCCTCGGATGTCCCATTCCATCAACTGCGTCACGCCGAGCTTCGAGGATCGAAGATTGGTTGGGAGTTGTCCTTCCGACTCAGCCTCTTTCCGGAGAGAATCACGAATCTTTTTAAGCAGCCCTAGATTTTGAAGCGTGTAAGATCTTCCCTGAAAACTTTTCTCGGTCACCGGATCGCAGAGAATATCCAGTACGGCCTGATTTGCCTCTTTGAACAGTTCGTAGGCCAGCGGTGTAGTTGTGACTGCCATGTCTGAAATGCACGTAACACGAAGCATCAGGCTTGACAACGAATCATGGTTGCCCTAGTAAAAGTGCATATGGAAGCAAGTGAGGTGCGGATGTTCTCAACCGGACAGGTCGCGGAAATGCTTGGAGTGAGCCGACAGTGGGTGCGACAACTTGTTTCAATGGCAAACATTAACGTGCTGCGCGTTGGCGCTCAACGAGAGAGATGCTTCACCAAAGAGCAAATCGAATCAATGCGAGCGCTGGTTCACAAGGATTCAAAATGATGTCTGAGCGAGACTTCTGGGAGTTTATTTCGCTCCTCAAAACAAACAATGCGATTTTGGCTCGTATCGAATCCAAGATCGACAAACTCAACAAGGAGATAGTCATGGCAGATCAAGACGTAGCGAACCTCGTGGCAGCAGTCGCGCAGGAAACCACAATCGACCAGTCGGCCATCGCGCTGATTAACGGTATTGCCGCGCAGATTGCGGCAGCGGTCGCAGCGGCAGGAAGTCTTTCAGCGGCGGACCGGGCCTCGCTTGAAGCAGCGGTGACCAGCATCACCACGAATGCAACGGCGCTCTCAACGGCAGTCACGGCGAATACACCGGCGGCTCCAGTTCAGCAAACCGCAGTCAATCCGTAGTCCCGTACACTCCGCATCGGCCAGTCCTGTGCGGAGTCCACGGAGATTATGAAAAAAGTAAAGCTCAATATTGACATTATGAGCGACAAGAAAGATTACATCAGCCTGATGCTTGGCGGCGGCGTTGAGATCGTTGGCGAGCTATTAGACTCTCAATCTCTACATCCCGTTTTCCATGAGCCTTGTTTTTTCCTGTCCAGGCCCATGCAGATCGTCATCCGGTTCACTAATCAGGCCGATGAGAGGCTCAACTACCAAATCCAGCTCATCCCGTGGTTCTTTGGAGCCAGTGAACAAACTCGAGAGAGCGTTCCGATACGCCGATGCGCGGTTGTTGCCGAAGTCCTCAACCAGCAAATCCACGAAGGCGTGTTGCGGTCATACAAACAGATCGTTGACCCGGCGCCAGTCATCGTGATTCCTAACTTTCGGTAGTGGCCTACTTTGAAAAATGAACGCATTTGACACACAATATCAGTCGCAGGGCGGTCGCTGTTTCTGGTGCCAGCTTTTCACGCTGCCACCGAATCTCACGCGCGAGCACATTCATCCATACAACGGCACTGGTGAGCGCCGAAAACACGGTCATTCGTGGGTGCTGGCGCACGAAATCTGCAATCGAGCGCGGGGAGGGCTAAGAATCGGTTCACCGCGATTCGCCAAGTGGTTGCGGCGAGTGATGCGCGGCGACATCAGACATTTCTCGCGCCACAGTCGGAGGTTTCAACGTGAACGAAATTCAAAGTAGGCCACTACCTTCATTTTTCCTTTATCCTTTTTGGTTTAGCACCGGCACCGTTACTTAACATCGAATTGCTTGTCCAACAATTCGGCAAGCACTGACAGACGTGACATGAGTGCATCGTTGTCTTTGTCCAGAAGGCGGCTTTCGATGAGTCGGATAACCGTGTTGACGTAGAACACCTGCTGGTTGCCTCCAAGGTGTTTGGATGTTTCCTCTTGGGCTGGTGAGAGCTGACGCCCGCGCATGTGCCGGATTGGTAGCTTGAGCGGAATCGACCGACGGGTGCCGGTGATCTGCACGCACTGATGCGTGCGGATTTCATTCAAACGCTCGCAGGTCATGTTCAGTGCAGCGGCGACTTCCATCGGCTCGATCTTCAACTTCTCGGCTCGCAGCATCGCATGGGCGCGGTCATAGGGCGTCATGTTCCTTCCATGACCGCTATTGAGTCGCATCGCTTCCAAGAACAAGGCGCGTTCAGACGGGTACTCGCGCAATTCAACATCGATCTTGTAGTCGGCCCCGTGAAGTCGCTTGTAGGCGCGATTACGATGGAACCCGTCCACGATGCGGAGCGTCTTTTTCTCCGCGATGATGGACGGCAGTACGATTCCGCTTTCGATTGCCTCGACGATGTGCTGGACGTGCGTGCTATCGACGGACGCACGCGGATAGAGGTCGAAATCCTCGACCAGTGTTCCGACTTTTATTTTGCTCATTTGCATATCCTTCATTTCTTGATTGTTTGTGACCTAACCTTGCTTTGCTTCACGCAACATGACATGGCGTCGCCCGAACACCGCCATAACAAATTGTATTCTTAACTTTGCTTTACTGCGCGTGGCGTTACTCAGCTTTACATTTCGCAGCATCGCATGGGCGACATTACTTTTTCAATTCCGCCGTGAACTTTCCAAACCATCCCTTGCAGGCCACGCGGAAACTGCCGATCCCCGCTAATACGCCCGCCTGTGACAATGACTCGACGACAACATCCGTCGGAATCATGTCGGTATCGATCTGGAGCGCAAGTTGGCCGCCCCACTTCTCGAACCTCGCCCGCACCACGGCAATCGCCTGCTTCTGCTTGGTGATCGCCATGCGCTTATCGATTCCGAATGTTTTGAGCGGCTTCATGCAGGCGGGCGGTTCGCAGATGTAGAACTTTTCGTCGGTGTTGAACACCGCTGCCGAAAGAACCATGCGTGCCGAACGCTTGCCAATTTTCTTGCCGCCCATCGCGTAGTCCATCGCGCTACGAAACCCTTGTGCGGGGAACCAATACCCAGTCTTGTCCAGCCTGACCGAACGAGCAGCGACCTGTTCATCAGTCAGATTGTTTTTCTTTTTGATGGTGGCGTCCTTGCCCAACTGGTCGAGCACATGCTCGCACGAGTTTGACAGGAGCGGAGAGATTCCAATGATCTTGAACGTGAATGATTCGAGCTTCATAACTTTACCTCGCTTGGCCTCGCATCGCGCAGCATCGCGCCGCAGTGCGTCGCCAGGCCGTAGTCGTGCCTTGAACAAACCCCGCCCATGCCGTGACTCTCTGGTAAGGAAGGGTCGCCCTTGCGGGCAGCACGGACGAGGCTGAATTGTGTTGCTGACTCTTACCAGAGTTCACGCACGGACTTTTGCAGAAATGCAAAGTCCTGTCAACGACTATCTCACATTCTCCCACCCCGGCAGCGTGCTCACCGCCGGTTGCCTCTGTCTCACCGCCGGTCTGCGAACCTGTTGCGTAGTCACCGGCGCCGCTGTAGCAGGCTGCAATACCGGGACAACGTCACTGCCTGAATCTCCCAACCGATATAATCCAGCCAATCGACAGCCCCGAACGCAATCGCTCATTTCGTTTCTGACGCTCGGCGTCCTAGCCCAGACGTACAACCCGGAAATCATTGCGGCATCGCTCGGCTTAAACTCGATCAGTTTCACACCGGCAATCTGCTGGGCAAACGTCAGATGCTCTTCGGCCTTCGTTCCGTTCAGGGTTAAGCTTCCCGGTGCGCCCGGTGGAAGAAGCCACGCCTGCTGCATGGCCCTGTCGTGAAATTCTGAATCGTGTGGGAGCCCGAAAACATTCTCCAAAGGTTTGTATCGCTCAAATCGCCACCAGTTTTCACGAGATATTTTGACGACTTCGGTGTTGCCAGCCTCACTGGACTTCTCAACTCGGAACGTCCTCGCTGGCCAGCCTCGTGAGTACCCGACATTCCCGCCCCCAGACCGGCAGTAGTTGGCAATCCATCTGTAAACGGTAGTGTCGCCCTTAGCTAAAGTGTATCCCGAATCGATCAGGACGAGGTTAGGTTGCACTGATTGACCCGCTCTTTGCCATCTTCCCGGCGTAAAAATCCATTGTGCCAATCCGTTTAGCGCATTCCAGAACGCAACCTCTTTGCCTTCTGGTGACGGATGTTTCTCGTCCCAAATTTTGTCCGCCCTGAATGTATCCCCAACCCGACCGTTCCCCTCCCTCGCCCATTCACCATACCCCACGATGGCCCCGGTCAAAGCATTGGCCTTGCGATGCCATGCCCCCATCGCCCAACCCAAAGCGTGATCGTTCACGTCTATGAACCCTGTCAGGATTTGAGTCTCTTCTGGGATCTCTCCCGGTTGAAGTCCGTTGAGCCTGTGGAGAACATCGTCTCCAGTCAGTTTCACATCCGCCTGCCACACCTCAATAGGCTCGTTCTGGCACTCAGCAAAAAAGGCTTCCTCTCCATCGTCGATCAAAATGTTATAGGCGTTCTGGATTGCCGACACCTCACCCTTCTCTGGCACAATGCGGTGCGACCACCCCACTTGCGCCCCATCATCCATCGCCACCCGGTTATCAGCATAGAAGCTATTCCCAGCCTTCCCGTTGTCGCCATCCAACATCCCCTGTTGGCGCAGAAGCTTGTACTGTTCCCAAAGATCGGCTCGTTTGGGCCACTCGTAGACCATTTTCTTTCTGACCCCGCGCCATTCAGGATGCTTCTTATTGTCGAGCAAGGTATCTGCCGCGTCTCCCTTTCGTACCACCGTCGCCGACAGCAGACACCGCAACTCTTTATCCGGCCCGCACATCTTTTTTATGTCAGCCCGAATTAGGGATAGGGTTCGGGCCGTGGCCGGCACTGACATGGCAGATTTCTTGTCCTGAATATCATCCAGCAAAACAAAGTCAGGGCGGATTGTCCTCCCGTCACTCGTGACATGCCGCATTCCCTTGATCGCCGCCGTCACACCCGCCCCGATCAATACCGTGCCCCCAAGTTGAACCTTGGCCTTGTCGTAAAATGGAAACACAAGCTTCTGAGCGTTGATTACCATTCGCAGTGGCACACCATGCTTCGTCAAATATCCCACCGCTTGCGGTCTTCCAAACCCGGCTCGTATAGGCAGACAAATCTCCGGCCAGTCTTTTGCTAATCGGACATTGTCGGCTAATTCCTGCACGATCTCCGCCAACAGTTGCTTGCCGTGAAGCGCCTTGGGCCCTACGATCAGTCCAAATCTACTGTGCCCGTATAACAGCGCCCACAACATGCCAGCCTTGGCCCTCTCTGTCTTGCCGTCACCCCTTGGCGATGCCCAGGCCAGCGATCCTCCCTTCAGTGCGATATTCTGGATCGTGACGATTTCCTGCCGATGGTCATCGGATTCGGGAAGGTAAAAAGCGTGGGTCCGATACGTCTCGTTAAATTTTTGAAGATCAAACTCACATGCCTTCCTATCTTTGGAAATTTTGTAAACAAATTCTCCCTCGACCTCGTGCCGCTTGGCAATGCTCTTGGCTACACGGTCGGCGCCAGATGTTCCCGCCGGTTGCGCTTGTTTTTGTAATTGCCGAATCGCTCTGGCCTGCGCTTCCGACAAGGGAAGTCCTGCCTTGAGCCGTTCCAGACCTCGCAACGCCACCTTTCCCGCGTTGAGCTTGAGCATTGCCTCAAGTTTGTCAGGAGATAATATCAAAGAAATCTCCCTTGCTTCCACTCGGATGCTCCTGTAATTTTACACCATGCAAACGATCGCTGTTCTGAGCGTCCGACAACCATGGGCCTGGCTGATTGTCAATGGCCACAAGCCCGTTGAGAATCGCAGCCGGCGCTGTAAATTCCGGGGACAGATTTTCATCCAAGCCAGCAAGAAAAATGAAACCACTTCGGGATTGCGTGAACGTATCCAGCGGGAATTCGGGATCACCCTGCCCCATGATCTTCCGGTTGGGGGGCTTGTCGGCATAACAGAAATCTATGACGTGGTTACTCGTGTTGATTCTCCGTGGTTTTCTGGCCCGTGGGGATGGTTGTTACGAAACTCGAAACCGATGCCGTTTGTTCCTCTGGTTGGACGGTTGGGTCTATTTCGGGTTTCAGAAGCTGAACTTCTGAAAACGGAAAATCCACAAGCCATTTCTCATAATCGTCCGGATAATTCTCTTTTAGCCAACGCAGTGCACCTGGATGGAAGTCCAGTCCCCCTTGATCTTTCCGCCCCAATGATTCCGGCTTAGGCAATCTTCGTGCGGCATTGTATGCCTGAACGTCGCGCCGCTTCCAGCATCGAAGGGGATATACTCGTTGGCTTTTCTCGTCAATTCCCATACAGGATTTGAGAATCAAGGCGCGGCTAAAAGAATCATTTCGCCTCCATCCGTAGGCCAGCCATTCAACCGAAGTATCTTGCCTGAATTGGTCCTCAATATCGGCCATGCTCACACGAGCAACTTTATCCAGGCCGTTGTAGTGCGGCTGTAGCAGCGCGTTCTTGTAGCATCTCACCAAATCGAAGTGCGGATACATGCGAACGCTAACGCCCCAATGGATCTTGACGCTAGCGGCCCATTCCGCTACACACCTAAGTCCAGCCACGCGGTAGAGATAATATCCTTCCACCCGTTTGAACGTGCGACAACATAAATCCAGAGTGGCATAGGAGTCTTTCCCAAAGCTCACCCCAACACCAATCGAATCCGTTTGCTGTCGAACGATGGAGAGCAAGTTCAGACCGCTGGCGATGTGATTATCCGCAGGCACCAGAATCTTTCGGCAAAGCCGCCTTGCACGATCTACCAGATTGTTTCAGAACGAGTGAGGACGTGGACTGCAATTGTATAGATGCCGATGAAACATAACGCTCATCAATCGGCAGGCCAATTTTTGCAAGGGCCTTCTCTTTGGCCGTTCTATCTGGAAACACAATCACAAAATAGTTTTCCGTGTCATTCTTTGAAGCCACGCCATCGTTTGCCATTCGGCGTTGGTCTTTGATCTTGTCCAGAGCATCGGCATTAGATGTAACCGATCCCGGCGTAGATGAATTCAGGGACTCAAGATTTGCACTCGCCAGAACATTTGCCAGCATGTCATCAATCGCTGGTTGCGCAGACTTCATTTCGTCGATCAATTCGGTCAACTTTTCTGCATCGGTCGCCGCCATTGCTCCAATCGGGTCAAGCGTGGCGAGTGCCTTCTTTTCCTCATCAGGGGTTAGGTCAACATAGATGAATGGCACCGGCTCGCTCTCGGATACGCTCAGAGCTTGTCCGATGCGTAGATGGCCGTCCACCAGCGTCTCAATGTTCCTATCGTGGCCCCAAAGCTCCGAGGTGCGCTTGTTGACAATCACCGACTGTATCCAGCCCACTTCATCGAGGGCAATGTTAATGGCTGTCTGTTGCGGCTTGGGATGAATGCGCCAGTTGGCTGGATTTGCCAAGAACCATGAGGCGGGTTTCTCGCCTTGCCCGACAATGCGATTACGCCATCGACGCGCATCGATCTTTGCCCCGCTGGCGCCGGGGGATTTGAGCTTGCTGCCGATTTTACGATGGCGTCTCAACTTCCTGGCCTCGTTCTGCAAAACACCCTCACCATCTTCGCCACAATCCCGGCCTTGACTGGCTTTGCTGGCGTCAACTTGTGCGCCATCGCCAAATCAGCGTGGTCATGCTCAATCTGCCAAGCGTAGGGCTGATACGCCCATTGTCCTCGCGCACAATCGCTCAGAAATAGACGATCATCCACGCCAACGACTTCCTTGCGGTCAACCATCTTCTCGATTCGCATCAGCCGAATAATCCTATCGACATCGCTTTGCTTGCTAATTCCCATCGCGGCAGTAGGCATTTGAATTCCTTTCGGTGTGAACGGTTTACGTTCGACCACTGACATTCAATCTTGACACGATTTCCCGAACGATTGCATTATATTCCGGATAACCCGTTAGTCAGTTATTTTTTTGACTCTACTTTGATTTTTTTGGTACATGTGGCATGAGGCATGTTGCTCGGTAGCCATTAATGAAGTTCGGAATCTCGTCTGCGCGTTCTGACATTGGTCGCCAAAAGGTCACTCTCCAGAGCCTCTCGCACGGAAGTCCATTGTAAATGCTCCAGACGATAGACACTTCGCGAACAGGAAGCCCATAGTCGTTTAATGCAGCCAGAGCCTTGAATCCGGTGGAGTCTTGGCCGCGTGCGATGAAGTCAATCGACGGAACCTCATAGGCATGGCCCTTGCCACCTTCGCAGGATTGACACGTCTCGATTCCGCCAGCGGCGTGCAGCACTCGCACTGGGAATCGGATCCCCTTGTCTAGCTTCTCATACCAATCAGGGGGCATCATCATGTCTCTAAGTATGGTTTTCATTTTCAAAGTAGCCCACTACCCAAAATTTGATAGTCTAAAGTTCATGCTTGACAACTTTCTGAAATCTCTCTCATAATCCGGTGTATTCCAAAAGCAAGCACGTCGGTTCTGATGATATGCCTGACTCGAAAGGAATGTGTAGGACGCTCATAATCTAGCCGCCTCTTTAAGCGCGTCGTAGCAGATTTGGTGAGCTTCGGGAACGGTGCGAACCATCGGACGCATAAAGCCTTTATCGAAATATCGAATCGTGATTGTTCCGTAAACCACTATTTCTCCTTCGACCATCCGCTGTTCGCAGATCGGACAGTACAGCAAATGGATTCGTTTGTCGTCGCTCACGTCCCGGTTTCTTTCGGTAGTGGGCTACTTTGAAAATTATTCATGGGTCACTGATTACGCAACATTCCGCGCAGGGTAATTTCGAGACTTTTGACGCGTAACTGCGCTTTCCAAATACGATTTCATAGCACCCGCACCGTCGCCGAACCCGGTAGGCCTCAACCTTTTTAATTTTTGGCGTCGAAACCGTTGCTGCCTTCTCGTGCTCAAAATCATTTGCGGCGCTCATAATCTCAAAACCTCCACCATCATTGCCGGCTGCTCCCCGTACTTTTTCCAGCCTTCCCAGTGAACGATTCGGCTGTCGTCATCCACCAGAATGCCCGTCAGCGAGTCCCCGAGTGCGCGCAGTAGTTTGTCGAGATCGGGTAGCACGTTTGGGTAGTCACGTTTCTTGGCTGATTTCGGACGCACAAAGTAAAACGTGACCGTGACCGAGAATACCCCCTCAAGCTCCCAACCCGCCGGACGAGCCGCCAGCGCCACTGTGGACACGTCCTGCCGCCAGCTTTTGAGTTTCTTGCCGCCGGTGCTCGTGAGTACCGGGCGAGTCCAGCCTTTGGGAATGAACGCCTTGACAGACCCTTGAGGCACAGGCTGACCGAAAACTTGGAAAAAGACGCGATTCATTTGAACTTCATGGTGGTTTGTGGAACACCTTCCAACACGCCCGCGTCGCGCATCAGGAAGACCTTCCCTTCGAGTTTCAGTTTCAGGTACAAATCCTTCGCGCCTTGGCGTGTCGTGGGCCCTTGATCGGGCCAGTTCTCAACCGGCAACAATCCCAGACTCTGCCGGTCAGGATCGATAAAGAACGCCCTCAACCCTCCGACCTTGCGAGTGCGCGTTTTGCTCTTCGGTGTTTTCGTCGTCGCTGCTTCTGCTGGTGCTGCTGTTTCCATGGTGTCCTTTCGTTTTGGTTAAAGCCCAACTCGGTCGAGCTTATCGTTTACTGATTCTCCACTGCGCCATGCTTCCGAAGCCTGTGACATGACCATCCACGGCTCAACGTCCACTACCTGCCACGGGAAGGCACTACTCTCGTCATCATACCCTGGCCATGTACCGCTTTTCAGACACTGGCAATATCGTACCAGCGCGTTGCGATAGAAGTCCCTGCCGATACTGATGAACTCGGCGGACAGTGACCGCCGTGCAGTCTCGAACGGCTTCACGTTCTCTTGTAGGACGTGCAGAAACTCACGCCTGTCCTCGCCAGTGGCACAGTTGAACAAATCCAGATACAGCGCTGCTTGGACGTGGTAGCCGCGTTGGAACACGGCCCGCGCCCACGGACGAGGCTCGGCACTGGCGCATGTCTTGAGATCAGCCAAGGCGTCATCGAAGTTGCTCTTAGGGTCTGAAGGGTGCAAATCAATCAGCCCGCGGCATGGCACCACGAGGGCCGTAGCGTCATCGTGGTATTCTCCCGTGACCATCACTTGAGAGTCCGACGCGCTAATTACCGAAGCGATGCACTTGTCATCCATGAGCCGTTGTACGGCGTCTTCGGCCTCGGTGAAGTGCTTCTGTGCCACTACGAGCTTGTCGCCTTGTTTCTCGCGCCAATCCTTGCAGTAAGTCGCATTCCAGTTCCACGGCTTGTCCTCAATCGGGTCGCCTTTCTTGGCTGGCTTGGCCGGATATTCCAATGGCGTCACGGCGATGCGCTTGAAGATGTGGGCTTTGTCCAACAGGATAATCTCCAGAAGCTGTCCCCATTCCGTGCTCTTGGTGTCGTCGTCATCGGCATAACCGAGTCGCCATCTACGCGGGCATTTGGCAAACTCCATGAGGTCGCCGCGCGATAGTACGTAACCGGGCTCGCCGCGCGTGGTTGTCTGTTTTGCATATTCGGCGTAGTCGATGCCCTTGCCGATAATCTCGGCGTTTTGGAAGAGTGGTTTCATGCTCGCCTGAAAATATCGGTGTCGGCTAATAGTGGCACCTCAAACGCAGAGTGGCGTTCACGGTTTGGCTGTATACCGTCAATGGCGATACGTTCCTCGTCGCCTGAATCGTCGTTAGTGAAAATCGTCACTTCCGCGTTCATATCTTCCAGCAACAACTGACTTATGAGTTCAATGACCTTCATTTGAGTTTCGCCTTCGCTTTCTCAATCACAATCTTGTACCCGTCCAAGTCCAGTGAATCTAGGTTCTGCTGGTCGCCCATGCAAAGCTCGTCCCAGAGCCATTGTTCCAATAGCTGCTTGCCATCGATCAGATCGCCCTTGTGGATGGCTTGTGTCATGCGCCAAAGCTCACTCTTTAGCTTTTTGAGAGGGTCGTTGGCTGGTTTTGCTGGCGATGCCTCTGGCTCGCTGGCAGGCCTCTCAGCAGCCTTTCCCGCTGCTGGCGGCGCCTGACACCACTTCGCCAGCTTCGCGCCGTGCTCGACCGTGATCGGCCCCTTGGTCGGGAAGCAGTCGCGTAACGCCGGGTGACTGGCCTTCGTGAGCCTGAACGAGTGGTCGGGCATGATCTCACCGTGAAGCGTGCTCTCGAATATGAAGTCCTCCGCCTGAATCGGAGACGTGAACTCGTCCTTTACGATCACCGTCTTACGATTGTCGTCTTTGGTCTGCCGCGTCTTGAATTTGGCCCGTAAGCAGACAATCAACGGAATCGGTGAACGGAGCAGCGAGAGGACAAATTTCGCGTGCTCCATCTTCGGGACACGCCAGTTGTGAAGCCCTGCCTTCCCGCTGCGATGCTCATTCTCGCCGGCGATGTCTAGCACGCCACCCGCGCCTTCCCATTCGTGGCTGCCGGAATCGATAACCAAGATGCTGTACCCAGCTTTCACGCCACCATCAATCGCGTCAATATAGCTCTTGGGTGTAAATGGTGGGTCAAGATTCAGCACCTCGTAGCCGCCATCGATCACATCCGCGTACAAACTGCCGCGACCGCTCTCGGAATCGATCATGCCGATCTTGCCTTGTGGCCCGACAAATCCTCGGGCAAGCAAAAGACTGGACATAGTTTTACCGCAACCGCTCTCACTGAAAAGCACGACCAATGGGTTGACACCCTGGCGTGTTGCTCGTTTGAACTCCGACATACTGCACCGCCTTTCTGTTTTCCGGCCCGTTTATTGTGGGACGGTATATTCAGGTTACTGTTTGACCGATGCCAGCCCTTGCTCGTAGGCTTCCTGAATCGCCACCCATGCGTCGTGCGAGCCGCCCTTGTCTGGATGGCATGACTTCGCCTTCTCGCGCATGGCGGCCTTGATGTGCTTCTCGGTAGCCGTTGACGGGATGCCAAGAATCTCCCACCACGGGCCATGGCCGCAGCGTTCTGGGATTGCGAGATAGCCTCTGAAAGCCTGCTCGAAATTCGTGCAACCCCAGCGATCACGAGCACGCTGTGCTTCAATGTCCTTGCCGATGGCATAAAGATTATCAGCGGTCTTTTTCCAACGGTCACAAGTCATTACGATTGGTCGATCGACGGTGTTGTTGCCGCGTCGAAAATTCAATTTGAAATAGACAGCCACGCCGGTGTCATTCGGCTCTGTCTGTCCACTGTAGGGTGTCCCGTCGTTCTTGAGCCTGAGGTTGCTGGACACGATCACCGAATCGTCGCGATGGCCATGCCATCGACTGTTGAGCCGGTTGATTTCATTGAGCACAAATTCGGCGGCCACGTACAGGCTGCGCTCATTGAATCGAGGATTGCCGCGTTGATGTGGTGGCGTCCGTGCTACACCATCAGGCCAGCAAAGAGGGTTGCGTGTGATTTCGCTCATGTCTCGCGCTCGAATTTGGGTAGTGGGCTACTTTGAAAATGCACTTTATTAACCCTTCTGTTCGGCAGGCTTCTTGCGAGGGCGTCCGCCGAGCTTGCCATTGACACGGCTGGCGGCGGATTTGGCCTTGGATTTTATCGAGCCGAGCAAAGCCCCGACATTCAGGACGTGTTTGCAATGGGGACACCTCATTGGCTGTTGCCCTCGACCAGACAGGCAACGACACGCGAGCGGTCAGTGTTAGAGAGGCGATTCATTTTGCCCTTGAATTCCAAAAGGATACCGCCTTGCGGCATACCGTGTTTTGTATGTTTGCCCCACATCGTTGGCATTGTGGGCCAGAGAACTTAGGAGTTAAGCTGACAATCATCACTGCTGTTTCTGGCCCACAAAATGGGCAGCATTTTAACGCGGGAAGGTTACCTTTCTTATCGAGGCGAATACGGTAGCAACGTCGTTTCATGGTTTGCCTTTTTCAGTTCCCTCGCTGACAAATCCACAAGGGCCAACAGGGTTTCTATGACCGCTGACTTTTTAACTGCTTATTTTCGTGCCAATATGCCAATGAATACGCATAAATCTCAAAGTAGCCCACTACCCGAATTTGGTTACTTGATCTTGTCGTAGGGCGGCAGCCCGTTGACGGCCCGGCTGAATGTGCCGATGGAGACGCCCAAGTCGGCAGCAATCGAACTGCCCTTTTCCGTGCGGGTTTTCCACCGGCGTCTCGCCTCTTTCACTTGGGCGTTCGTGAGCATTCGTGGACGACCGTTCAAGACGCGCTTTCGTTTCATGTGCAGCACCATAATAGTTTAGAAAGGCATTTCAAGATAATTCTGAAACTATTTTCATAAAGCCCGTTTATCATTTCAGTTGCTCGATTCGTGGCCGCAGATCGCTCATGGCCCTGCCGTAGCCAATGAATGCTCCAATCACAAGGCCGATGATCAGCCCGACGAGCAGCAGGTAGGAGAGATGTTTCATGGCCTCACCGCGCGCCTTTCGTCAATCTCGTCCAAAGACAAGGTGCGGGATAATGACATGCAGAGGTCAAGTGCTATGGTTTGCTCGTGGGTCATCGTAGCACGCGGAGACAGTGGGCCGACTGGGTAGTGGGCTACTTTGAATTTTAATTCTCCTCCACGCGGTCTGCCTCATCGAATGTGATTGCAGGCTTCGTTCTTAGCGTTGCCTCCAGTTCGGCGATACGCGCTTCCAACTCCGCTCTCGCATCGGCTTGAATTGCCTCGACCCCATACGCCGTGAAGCTGCCAATGTTGGGCGTCTCACGCCTACAGAACTGCTTGTCCGCCAGCCATTGCTCTGCCGATTTCACTGAACACCTCGCGTTTGCCAGTCTGGAAATGGCCGCTCATATTCGGGCTTCCACCACACTTTACGGAAGCCCTGAAAGCCACGTATTGTCTCAGGAATAGTGACTGCGACCGCTCCACCGCGCCTACAGATTACCCATTTCCCGTCTTGGAAACCGAGGCGAGTCACCGGAGCGTATCCCCTGAGATAGTTGTGCGCGACGATGTAGAGGCGGTCGCCGGGGCCGATTGGTGGCTTGTTGCCGCCCATAAAGAAACCCCACTCTTCGCCTGTCTCTGGCTCTCCAACGGCGTCGCCTTCGGCAATCCATTCAGGCCAGAACCATTTTGGAACTGTGACGACTAAATCCATGCCAATCTCCTTTCAGTTTTCAAAGTAGCCCACTACCGATTAGTCATAGTCTCCTTTGTTCAAAGTAGCCCACTACGCTCACTTTATCTTGTCGTATGGAGGTCTGTTATTCACAATGAAGCTGATGGTGGCGTGACAGACACCGAACTCTTTGGCGAGGATGCTCCCTTTCTCTCGTTGACGCCACCGGCGTCGAATCTTGCGTATTTCAGCGACCGTCAGAACGTGGCTTCCTTTTCTCATGGCGACAACTTCTACATGGGGCGCGATTTGGTGTCAACAATAATTTGATAAATTGTTTTATTCATAGCTTTCCTTCATGCGCTGCAAATCGTCGTCTGTCAGGCCGAAGTCATAGCTCACCAGATTGCCGCCGGGTCGCCGGCGTTTCTCTTTGGCTGCCTTGGCGCGGATGGCGCAGCCGCTGATCTGTTTGGCCCAGGAGACCGTCGGCGCGATCTTCTGGATGTGAGACTTCTCCATTTTCGTGAGGGTGACGCGGGGGGAGGTGGAGCGCTTGCGTTTACTCATATTTCCTTCACGGCCTCACCTCGTCCATATCATCCGCCGCCTCGTAGTCGTGTTCCTCAAGCGCCTGCTGCTGCCTTACGATCTCTGCCGTCCTCTTCAACTGCTCCGGCGTCCCATGGACGTAGGCGAACGTCAGTTTTGCGATTCGGTCTTGCGATTGTAATTCTTGGATGGTCATATCATTCCTCCTTGTTGACGGCGGCGAGTAAAGCCTCAGCCCTTTTTACAAGCGGACAATCCGTACAGTGCATCCGGTGATCGGCCAGCAGTTCGCACAATGATTCCACCAGCTTGTCGTGATTGTTCACGGCCTTGCAGATGAAAACGGCGTTGGCCTGCTGAAGCTCATAAGAACCGTTCAGCATTGGCACAAGCATACCTGTCTCATGTTCCGGGAAACAGATCGCAGTGGTCCTGCGTCCGTCTCCATGTCCCACTTCCCACGGCAACGGCGAATGCTCTGGCTTCGTATTGCTCATTTCTGCACGCTCCTGTTATTTCGTCCTCATCAGCTTTGGTTCACAGCGTAAAGAAGCCTGTCGCAGGGGTAGTGGGCTACTTTGAAAATGCACTTTATTAACCCTTCTGTTCGGCAGGCTTCTTGCGAGGGCGTCCCCCAAGCTTGCCATTCTGACGTGACGCGGCGCTCTTGGCATCGGACTTTATCGAGCCAAGCAATGAGCCAATATTCAGTTTGCGCTTGCAGTGGGGACATTTCATCGGCTGTTGCCCTCGACAAGGCAGGCCAAAATACGGCCACGCTCTTTAGCGTTGAGGTTGTTGCCCATTTTGCTTCAAGTCCCAATCACCGGCGGCTTCCTGCCGGTTTCCACCGCGTTCGGGGCGCGCAGTTTCCACAATTCGGGCACACGAACAAGTGTTTAGTGGCCAAGCCGTAACTGTCTGTGACCTGCACCGGCGAGAAGCCGCACTTCGCGCAAGCGACTACGTCAGCCTTGAATTTGCGAACTAAGGTACTGGTTGTTTTCATTTTCGGTGAAAGAAGAATGCCGCGCCGCCCCCAAGCGGTCTGGTCCGGGTTCATGCTTTAGTCCTACACCCAGCCAGTGGCGCGGCAAATTGCTACTCGTTACGGCCATTTCCAAAATCGGCTCCGTCGGTTGACTCGTCAACCAAACAGGCGTCGTATTCGTCGCCGTCTTTGTCTGTTTTAACTACAGAGGGGCCGTCCCAATTAATTTCCTGCGCGGTAACGCGCTCGCCATTAAAGCCGCAAATAATTGCGTGTTGACCGGCTTGTCGAATTGCGTACTGTGAGCCGCGGTGGATAATGTCGCCAATGATGTTTGTTTTCATGGTTCTACTATAACCCAACTGTCAGGATATGCAAGAACTATTTTTACTTATTTTCAAAGTAGCCCACTACCGTCGCAGGGTGCGCGGGTGGCGTCTTGTTCAATTTCAAACGTGCCATCGATGGATTGCAGTGCGTATTCATCGCAAAGTTGGCCATCCGTTGATTGTGAGCACGTAATCAGCACGCACTCCCGCCCACCTGTATCTTCAGCAACTATCAATTTGAATTTTCTTTTGCTCATATTCGCTGCTCCTTTGGTTGATTGGTTGCTCATTGCACCGACACACTATCAGCGCGCCGAATACACGTCAAGGACTTTATGAAACTATTTTCAAAACTATTGCAGCCACAAGAAAGCAGTCGTCGTGCCAGCTAATCTGGCTTCTTAATTATGCGAAAGTTGTTGACAGAATGGGGGGGTTTCCTGTAATGGCAGGACACGATGCAAGCCGCAAGCTCATCAACAACTTTTCAACCTGCTCGTGTTGTGCGGGCCACAATCCTGTACACCCTCCTTTGCGGCGGGGCATCCACGAGCGGGTTGTTTTTAGCGCGGGTAAAAAAGTAGGGGGAATTGCCAACACGAATACTACGGGACTGGACTGACTCAACGCGGGTCAATAGCCTCTCCCCGGAAGCGGAACGGTTTTTTGTGCGGCTGATAATGAAGGCCGATGATTACGGTCGATATTCAGCCGATCCAAGGATTTTGGCATCTAATCTGTTCCCACTTCTGCGGACACTTGACTGTCAAACGACGGTCACATGGCTGACAGAGTGCCGGTGTGCTGAACTCATTGAAACTTACTCTTCATGCAGTACTCTGCGTTGATACCACTGCT